AATCCTTTTTTCGAACAAATGTTCGAGTACAGTATCTATATATGGATTTACATACAGAACTAGCTGATTTACTAGCAGTACCTAGTTTTTATAAATATGCTAACTGTAAGGGAGTTAATCAAGATGATTTCTTTCCAGAGCGAGGAAGTTCTACAGTTATTGCTAAAAAGATTTGTGGCGAATGCAAAGTCCAATCCGAATGTTTAGAATATGCGGTCGAACGCAAAGAAAGATTTGGTATTTGGGGAGGTAAATCAGAGAGAGAACGCAGAGCTATTCGTAGAGAAAGGCGTAAAAATGCAAAATCTAAGTGATTTTATCTTTATAGACTTTGAAACAACAGGTAGAGATTTAGCAGGAAGATACTATTTCGACAAAAATGTACCAAAACAAGACGCAGTACAGATAGGATTAGTATGGTATGAGGGTTCAGAGTTCAAATCTGCGCACTCTTACATCAAACCCCCAAGTGCTTACTTTAATTTAGAATGGTCTTTTGCTTCTCCTAAAAAAGAATATAGCGAAAATGCACCAACTTTTGATAAATTGTTTCCAATATTAGTAGGCTTAGTAGGAAAAAAGACATTTGTAGCTCATAATGCTAAGTTTGATAAAAAGGTTATGGAGGATACTTTAGATTATTACAACAAACCAATGTTTACTAATGAGTGGTTATGCACTAAAGATATGTCTAAAGAATACTTTAATTCCCCAACAAAATGTTTTGATACTTGTAAAAGTGAATGTTCAGGTCATACATTAAGTCATTTACATCACGAATTTGGTTTTGGAGATTATTTAGAGCACGACGCAGTTGCAGATACTATGGCAGTTGCAAATATATTCCAAATTCTTTACAAAGATAAACCAGCACAAGAAAAACCTGATTGGATTTTTGTATAAAAACAGACTTGTGTAATAATTATTTTACATAGATAGCCTCCTTTGTTGTTTATGTATGTACTGAAAGAGATAAGTCCGTCCTGTGAGGCGGACTCTCTTTTTAAATACCACTCCCCTATGATATAGTTACAATTACGATGATTAAAGACTATATTTTTCCAAGCAAAAACAGATTTAAAATAGTAGGGGATACCGAAGAGCACTTCTTAGTTGAATATTATAAAACTAATCAGTTAGTTGAAGAATTTTATATACCAAAGCAAGATGACCCAGACACAATTCGAATTGCATTGATGTATTGGTATAGTCAAAGATTTTTAATCAAAGCACCCTCAAATACCACTTTCTCAAGTACCAAGAGCTAAAGTTAAATTGTCGGCATCCACACCGACCTCCTCCCATCATCGGCTCTTCTTAGGAAGAGCTGTATCTAATTTTAAATTCTGTTAATATATTTTTATGAAACAGTACAGACCATTACCTAATAGTTTAACTATTAAACAATCAGAAATAGAAGGATTAGGTTTATTTGCAAAAGAATTTATTTCAGCAGGAACTAATCTTGGAATATCTCACGTAGCTTCAGAGAGGTTTGAGAATGGTTGGATTAGAACTCCACTTGGAGGATTTGTAAATCATTCAGATGAACCTAACTGTAGAACAATATTAAAAAAAGAAGAAGTATATCTTGAAACTTTGAAAGATATTCAATCAGGTGAAGAGCTTACCTTAAAATACACTTGGTATAAGATATGACAACTTGGGATGCTGAAAATGAAACTTGGGCAGAATTTAAAAAAAGAAGAAGTAAAAACTCTGGTATATCCGGTATGGGTCAAAAAAAGCGTGAAGGTACTGGAAAAATAAATAAATCAGCTCTTAGAGAAAAAGCATTAAAACGAGCAAACTATAGATGTGAGTGGCCCGAGTGCGATACTACACAATGGCTGGAGATGGCACACATTACTGGAATTGGAATGGGAGGCATGAATCGAAATATTTCGAACGATGAAGGTAATGTTGCTATCTTTTGTAAATTTCATCACGATATTTTTGATGGCAAAACTATATCTGGACAAAAAAGAGAGTACACTAAGTTTGTAAGAGCTTACTTGGGGAGATATGCCTAGATATGATTATAAGTGTTTACTTTGTGAACACGTTTACGAAATAGAACATAAGATTACTGAAGACCCAGATATTATGTGTCCTAAATGTATTTTTATATGCAAAAGACAAATTTCAACAAATGTCGCATTTGAGACCCCTATGGATGTAGAATTTACACAAGACCCTTCAACATTAAGTAAAAAAAGTTTTGCTCAGGTTGAAAAGGCAAAAAAGACAAAATACAGATGGTAGGAGAGTATGGATTACGAACACATTTCAGAAGAAGATAAAATTACAATTATCACAAATCAATTAAAACAAATGGAGGGACAACACTTTAGTTTATCTTTAGTAGAACCTTCTAGACTTCAAGAAGAACAACAGCATATGGTTTGGAGACAACAAGTTATGCAAATAGAAAAAAGTATTGAACTTCTTCGTAAGAATAAGTCAAAGTTAGAGAATGGCTAAATATGCGCCGAAACTTCCTGGATTACATGATGCGCAGAGAGCTGTTGCAGAAAGTGAAGCAAGGTGGAAAATTCTTTGTGCTGGTCGCAGGTTTGGTAAAACTAGACTCGGTGTTCAATTATGCATCGAAACAGCCTTGGCCGGTGGTAGAGCTTGGTGGGTTGCTCCTACTTTTGCTATTGCTCGTGTTGGCTGGAGGGCGTTAGAAGCTGCAGCACTTTCCTTTCCTAAAGAAATAGAACCTAAAATTTCAATTGCCAATATGGAAGTACAGTTTCCTAATGGTGGTTTTATTGCTTGTAAGTCTGCTGATAATCCGCAAAGACTAAGAGGTGAAGGTTTAGACTTTATCGTTATTGATGAGGCAGCTTTCGTAAAACCTGAAGTCTGGCAAGAAGTATTACGTCCTACATTAACTGAAAGAAAAGGTTCTGCTTTATTTATTTCTACTCCTCTTGGTATTGGTAATTGGTTTTATGATTTATGGCAAACTGCAGAAGAAAGAGAAGATTGGGAAAGATTTCATTATTCAACTGTAGATAATCCTAATATTGACCCTGAAGAAGTTGAAGCAGCTAAAGAAGAAGTTGGTTCTATTGTTTTTGCTCAAGAATACATGGCAGAGTTTATTGAAGCAGGTCAAGGTTTATTCAAGCAGGAATGGTTTTCTTATTATGATGTTATGCCTAATGGTAACTACGTAGGTGGTGGTAATAACTATGCACCAAGAGATATGCAACACTTTGGAACATTAGACGTTGCTGTTACTACTGAAGATAGAAGTGATTACACAGTAATAATAAGTTTTGCACAAGCAAACGGAAAACTCTATGTAGAAGATGTAGTAAGGAGAAAAATGGAATCTCCTGATATTATTCCTGAAGCTAAAAGATTAGCAAGCCAAAATAACTGGTCTCATATCTGTATTGAAAATCAAGGTCTATCAAAACCATTCATTCAAGAAGCTGGAAGGTCTGGTTTAAGAGTTAGAGAAATAAGAGCAGAAAAAGATAAAATAACCAAAAGTTTACCGCTATCAGCTAGGATGGAGGCAGGTGACATCTTGTTTAGAAAAGACGCACCTTGGTTAGCAGACTTAGAAAGAGAGCTGTTAACGTTCCCTGTCGGTAAAAATGACGACATGGTGGACGCACTGGGACTAGCTGCCTCAACTTTGCAGCAAAGAAGAAGTTGGGAAGCTTTTTAATACTGGGAATATATTTTGGAAGAAAAGAGCAGATTACAAAAAGCTTTAGATTTTATTACGCCTTCAAGACGTAACGAAAGTAAAGTACAATCAAATTACAATCAGTTATTTGGCAATGATGCCTCAATTTATGGTTATAACACCACATCAGGTTTTTGGGAAGCAGACAAACTAAAAGAAATAGGAGATGGTTCTGGTAACTCAGCTGTAACAGCATGTCTTAATGTTTTAGCTACCTCATTCGCTGAACCTCAACTTCAAGTAGTAAAAAGAGACCAAACATTTGGTGATAGAGAAGTAGATTATTCTCACCCATTAGCAGAACTTCTTAGAAGACCTAATCCATTTATGTCACATAACTTACTATCTCACTATATTGTTTTAGCTTTAAATACAAATGGAGACTCATTTCTTTATAAAAACAGAAATAAACAGGGTAAAGTTGTAGAACTTATTCCTTTAATGCCCCATCTTGTAGAAGTAAGAGGAAATGAACAACAATTAATTACTCATTATGAATACTACACATATGGAAAAGGTGAATTTGTAAAAATAGATGTTAAAGATATGGTACATATCCGACAAGGAATTGACCCTAATGACCACAGAAGAGGACACGCACCACTTAAATCAGTACTAAGAGAAATCTTAGGTGACGAATCAGCTGGACAGTTCACAACTGCTCTATTGAACAATATGGCTGTACCGGGTGTTGTTTTAACTCCTAGAAGTGATGGTTATGGTGGTCCTACTAAAGAAGAAGCAGAAGCTATATCTGCAATGTACAAAGAAAAGTTTGGTGGAGCTAATAGAGGTGCTCCTATGGTTTTATCTGGTGCAATGAATGTTGAAGTAGTTTCTTTCACACCAGACCAAATGAAATTAGCAGAACTAAGAAGAATTCCAGAAGAAAGAGTATCTGCAGTTTTAGGTGTCCCCGCAATACTCGCCGGCCTCGGGGCTGGATTGAATTCAGCGACCTACAACAATACAAAAGAACTTAAAGAATTTTTTACAGAACAAAAATTAGTACCAATGTGGAGAACAGTTGCTAACGAATTAACTCATCAATTACTTATACCTGATTTTGGTGATAACGGAAAAATGTGTGATTATGATATACAGTCTGTTAGAGCTTTACAAACTGATGTAGACAATCTTTACAAGAGAGTAAACATGGGTGTATCTGGTGGTTGGATAACAATAGGAGAAGCTAGACAAGTTGTAGGTTTGGATGTTGACGAAAGACATGCTGTATATCTAAGACCATTAAACATGATTCAAGTAGATGCTGATGGTAATGCAATATTAAATGATATGCCTGAAGAAAACAGACAACAAGCACAAGCTGAACAAGAGGGTCAACCTTTACAAGCAGCTGGCTTATCTGAATTACCTGAAGTAAAAGATATTTTAAATTTAACAGCAGTTCCAGCTGAATCTCCAAGAGCAGACAGAATACAACAAACTGAAGAACCTCGTAATGAAGAAAAGTATATTGCTAAGATGCCTAATGGTGCATACTGTGTAATAAGTCATGACACAGGAAAAGTTATTAAATGTTTTGATACAGAAAAAGAAGCAGAAGCTTACTTAGGTAAAAAATCTGCACACCCAGATAGAAATACTTCTAGCAATATGTTTATGTATGACACAATTGAAGCTGCTGAAAGAAGAGCAGAAGAAATGGGATGTTCTGGATATCATGAGCATGATGT